AATACGAGAGAGACGCCATGGAGCATGAGGCCACGGCGCGCTCCAAGTCGGCCGAACTCGCCCGCACGCGCAGTGCCGGCGGAACGCTCGGGACTCTCGCTGATCGATGGGAATTCCGCATCAATGATTACGATGCAATTCCATGCCAACTGCTCTGGGGATACGTATCCAGAGCCGAGAAAGAAAAGGCGATCCGGGCATTCATGCGGGCTCACGCGCCACAGCAACAATCTCAGGGCGAAACATGGGCGCCGTTAGCCGGCGTTGAGTTCTATCGCACTAGCGGGTTGAGGGTGCGATGACCAACGCCATACTTTGCCTTTTGGCCGGCTGGACCTTTGGACTTTGGCTCTGGCCGGCACAGATCCAGCCGATTCCAGCCGCATGGGCGATCGACACATTCCAGGAGCGCTGGTTCGCGCTCCTTCCCCTGTCAGACAGGATCGAGGATTATCGCTAGATAGGCCCGTAATCGACTACATTTGGCTTTCTAGGGGTTTTCCCAGCTCCTTGATATCCCCTAGCCCCCAAAGCCCATTCTCGCCCTTTCCTAGGAGGCTGCCATGAACATTTTGGCCTTTTTTGTCGGCCCCACATAGGGGTTCATAGCCTTCGTGGTGTTTGTGATTTTGGGCTTGAGCATAATCGGGATCATGTATTGGCTGCAATGAGCAATCCCCGAGGATGGCAAACGATCTACCTCAGTCGAGGCCGCGTCCTGATTTGGGCGCGGTCTTCGGCCATCGCTCGATCGAGCGCAGCATGGCCGGAGAGACCATCAGACCGTTGATTATCACCGGCTCGACACCAGCCGCATCATATTCCTGCCGAATCACTCCCTGATCGAATGCCAGACGCCGCTGCGCGTAGCGTTCCGCCTTCGGATCGTCCGCTGTATGGAGCTCGATGCTGGCCTTCATTTCCTCCACCAGCTTACGGAATTTGATCGTTACCCGCGCTCGCTCTTCCTTCGACGGCTCCGGGTTCCCTGCCGGGACCGCGCTTAGAATACGATCGATCGTGACCGCCTCCTGCCGCACCGCCGCGACATGCCAGCGCATGACATACATGCGCAGGTCAATCGTCGATGGCACGTGCACCGGGGAGATACCCGTCGCATTCCCCATCCTAATCTGCATGCATGCGGTCTCGATCGCCCAAAGAGGAAGGTCCTTCATCTCCTGTATGTATTTCGCCGCCCTAACCTGCACATCATTCCTGGAAAGCCTCTGGAATTCCGTGTAGCAGGTCAGCATGTCAATCACGGCAGCGGTTGCCAGCTTATGCTCATCACCCTTGAGGCCGCGCAGAGCATCCTTGAGCGCGTTCCGCCGACCTGCGAGATTTGCCTTATCCCCCGGCAGAGGCATGTTGTGGAGCGCGAGCCTCGTCCGCGGGAGAACGCCAGCCTCATTCACCGCGCCGGATAGACACCACCGAATCAAATTATCCGTGACCTGGTCAAAACCGGGAATGGGACATTGCGTCTTTGCCGCCGGGAGATTCATTTCTTAGGCCTTCTCAAAATCTCGCGCCCGGTATTTCTTGGCCGCCTCAATTATCGCCCTACAATCGGGGCAATTAATGCGCGCCCCGATCAAAAGATTGGCGGGTCTCTGGCCGGACCCATCGTCATCTCCATCCAAGCCACAGAGAGTTGCGTAGTTTCCAAGACCAACCGCGTGTACCTGCACCACTCCATCGCATTCTATGGAGACGTATTTGCTCATGCCGCAGCCCTAGCCCGTCGCAGCTTCACCACTGTTCGTCCTGCTTCTTTTTGGCGTATATAATTTCTATCTCATCCACAAGCAAGACGAATCTACTATAATCCATTGGATTCCTCTCACGAATCCATTTGGCATGTTCAATCGCTTTCGCGCGCAGCGTGGTGACATTTCTCAATTGCTCAATCACGCTGAGCACGCCTTCAGCTTGCTTGATCTTGTTGGGATCGACTATTGGCATGACGTTCATTCCCCGTTACTCCGCTGCTGCCAATAGCGAGGCCTGCCGATCCTGCGCATCAAGATTCTCGAACGATTCCTTGAAATAGGAATCCTTGAGTTCAATTCCAACAAATTTCCGTCCTAATTTCGCGGCAACCACGCCCTCGGAACCAATCCCCATGAACGGCGAAAGAACCACATCGGCAGGATTGCTCCATAGAACAATGGCCCGCTCGATTAGATCAAGAGCCAGCGGACAGATATGTCGCTCGTCCTTTGTCCCTTTGGACAACTTAGCATTGAGCGTATCCGTCACCCGCGTATTCATCCACACAGGTGAGGCCCACTCCTGCCATTGCGAGAGCGGAAAATCGTCTGTCGTATGCATTACCTCTTCGTGTTCATCGCCCTCCTTTTCCCATTTACGGAAAACACAGAAATACTCCGGCAGACCGACACGAGAGAATGACGAATCCGCGCGGAGCTGCTTATAGAGCAGCCCATGCGCCTTGGTCTTGGTCATCTCCATCACCGGGCACCTCCAAATCGTGACCCGCGAATGGAAATCAAACCCAGCCTCGATATGGCAGCGAATCAATTCCCCAGGAAGGTCACGGAGCCCCGCAGTCTTCCGTTGCGTCCGGTAGTAGACCAATTCCTTGCAATGCACGGCCACCAATCGACCTGGGGCCATTACCCGATACAATTCCCGGCAGAAATGCTTGTAGTTTTCGTAAAAGTCTTCATCGTTTGCATTGTTTCCCATGTCCCGCTCAGACTCCGAATAGATATAGAGCCCGGAAAACGGTGGCGAGTAGACGGAAAATCCTATCGAATTTGACGGCCATTGCGCCAATACCTCGACGCAATCTCCATGATAGATCGAATAGTTATTTCCGTGCCGTGAATCTAAACACCTAATGCCAGCCATGATGGCAGCCTCGCTATGTGAGTGGGATTGTAGGAGAGGCGAATTCCATGCACCTTCTCGAGATTCCTCCGCATCGCGGCCCGCATCGCGGCGCGCATCTTCGTGTGATCATCGCTCTTGCGCTCGATCACGCGGCCGATCTCTGCCTCGCCTTCGGCGACGATGATATGGACCTGTAGCTCTCGCTTCTGTCCGTACCGCCAGCAACGTCGAATCGCTTGGTAGAATTGCTCGTAGCTGAAGCTTCGCCCGACAAACAACATCCGCGCGCAATGAGCCCAGTCCAGACCGAATCCCAATTGAGATGGTTTTCCGATTAGAATGTGCCTCTTGCCGAGCGCGAAAGCTTCGAGCTTTTCCTCCTTGGCTTCGATCGGCTCCGATCCCCGGACCTCTGTTGCTTGCGGTATCGCAGCCTTGACCGCATCAGCCTCATAGTTGGTGTCAACCCATATTAACCACGGTTCCTCCTTTTCCCTACCGACAATTTCCGCAGTCAGGTCAGAGCGCGCGCCGATCGTGTCCCGCTTAATGTCGTGCAGATTAGTCGCGGAAATATCCGCTATCCCGAACAGCGATCCGAACTCGCGGCTAATCGCGCTGTCCCGCGCGCGATGGCGGGTCACCGTGTAGGACGGCAGATCGAAATTGGAGTCATCGTCACCAAGATCGGAAGGCTTCTCGGCCATCCTTGCCCAGGAAGAAACCCAATCCCAGAACGGGTCGACGGCATGACGCTTCAACCGATATTTACCGGCCTCATTCTGGTCCGCGATAAACCATCTGGTCAGCATCTCATTCGATGCCATCACATCGAGGAAATCACAGTACTGCCCTAGCTCCATATGATCGTTCGGAGCCGGCGTTGCCGTCGCCGCGAGCTTGAACCGATAGCCGCGAAATGCATCGATAAGCGCACGCGACACCTTGCCGTTGAAGCTCTTGAGAATCGAGGCTTCGTCCAGGACCACAATGCCGAACTCTGTCGGGTCAAGATTGTGGAGGCGGTCATAGTTGCAGATGTTGATCCCTGGCCCCACCTCGCTTTGACGGCGGATCACCCGCGCCTCATAGCCCCATCTCTCGGCCCTCCGTTTGGTCTGCGCGGCAACCGCCAGCGGCGTTAGAATAAGAGCCTTCTCATTGGTCGCCTCGATTACTTTCTGACACCACTCTAGGAATATTTCCGTCTTGCCCAATCCCGTCGACAAAAAACACCCAGATGAGCCAATCCGCAATGAAAACTCTACAGAATGGTGTTGAAATGGGAAAAGGTGCGAGGCAAGATTGGGAATCTTGACTAGCCCATGCTGTTTCGCGCGCAAAGTTTTCGACGCGATGAACTCCGCATAGCTATCCTTGGTCCCGTGCATCTTTGGGCTCCCATCCCTTGCCGCCGGCTGCCATGCGCTCGCGAATTACGCGATAGCATTCCTCGATCGACTTGCCGAAGTCATCTTCGGCGTCATAGTCATCCGGCATATTTACCCTTCCCTTCCGCCCACAATGCCAAGGCCTTGTATTCATCGGCCACTTTCAGCATGGCCTTTCTTGCCTCTTCCGGCAGCATCTCCGCGATGCGTCTAGCCTCATAGGCCCGATCGTACCAATGCTCTGGATCGCTCGTCGATGTCATTTGATGCCGATCTTCCATTTCGGCGGCCCCTGACAGGAATTATCATGAACCCCCAGCCTCTACCCTTACTAAAAACCACGACTCCGTTCAGCGTAGAATCTCATCCGTCTCTCACCTCTCGCCGCAAATTGTCCCCGAGGTCGAATACGCTAGCGCCCGGTGGATGGCCATTAGGGGCAATCACCGATGAGTCGTCGTCCCAACATCCCTTGGATAGCCACGTTTCCGGATGCTTGATGAATTTAGCCTCCATGCCGACCGCAATCTCAGCATATCGCATAACAGCAGATTCGATCTTCTCGAATGGGACTTTCCCCGCTTTGCGTATCGTATCGAGCTTGCGTAGCGCGCCGGCCTTGCCGATCCTGCGGGGATATTTCCACCAGAACCGTTCCGCCCAATCAGGAGGCCATGGATTATCGCTCCGGACCAGCAATGCGGTATGATTCTGCACAATCTCAAATCCAACCTCCCCTAGAACTCTCATCAGCTCCACAGCCTTGTCAGACCCTACAACGAACGAAATAACGTCAAACGCTTTCTGCATTATCTTGCTCCTTGCATGTAGAATGCACGCCAGGCCATCAGCGCGGCGTGGTAGGCATTATAGGCAGACCGCAACGCGGAGCCCTCCACACCCTTCCCTACCTCGGTGTACTGCATGTCCCCCCAGGAGTATCATGGATTTTTGCCATATGCAAGATTTTTATTTCCTTTTTCTTTCCTTTTATTCCCATGGCGGGGTATCGCTTTCGTTCGGTTTGTAGAACGGCTTTTGATCCCGGGAAACATTGTTGTCATCGATTGACTGTTGACCGCGAAACACCTTGTATTCGTCCGGCATAATCAATGTTGTTCTACAATCCAAATTTATACAGAAATACCAGCGGCTATAGTAGTACGGCTTCTCAAGCTCTTTCGCTGTAATCGCGCGATGCGACCGTACTTGAGTCGATACTCCGCATCGCGGACACGGTGGACCATTGTTGCTCTCAATAGTGATATTTGATGGTGGATTCCTTTTATTATGTCGCCTTCTAGACATTAGGTTGCCTCCTCGTTCACAAGCTTAGCTCGCGGCTCGCGGCCGTT